ATAGCGTTTTTGCCAATCATTCCTGCAACCCAAACTGCTATGTCAAAACTTCAATAAACACAGCCTTCCTCATCTCTCTCCGCCCCATAAAAACAGGAGATGAGTTGTTTTTCGATTATAGCATTACAAGCACAGATACATTTGGGGGATATACGTTATCCCAAATAGCACAAGCATTAATAAATATAGGTTTACTAGCATAAGATATGACACTATCAGACTCACCATTAGGAGTAAAAAGAAGATTGCAAATCGTAGGATTTATTGAATGGGATAACTTAGAAAAGTTTCTTATTTGTAAATTCTTTGTTCAGTCAATCGATGCTCAAGGCAATTTATTGTCCGATAAGGTAGTAAATCAAAACAGGGAAATTAGATATGCCCTAACCAACACTAATAGGGTAAACGCTCAATTTAATCCTGTTGCAAGCGGTGGTACAGGGGAATACGATTATTTTATTAACTTAGTCACATCAACTCCATTACCTGCTATTTTAGATCAATTATCAGCTAAACTAATTGAAAGAGGTATATTTAACTAAAACAATGGAACTAATCAAAAAAATCAGTAATCATCCTATCACAGGACAAAGAAGAGCAATCAAATTAAAGCAGATTGCCTACATCGACTTCGACATTAAAGAAGCAAGAATTTATTGGGAGGAAATGGTATTGGATGAAGGTGATAAGCCTATTCTATCAAACCTAATTCCTACAAGGGTAATCACTTCGGTTTTATCCAATAGCAACAAAGTAAATGCTGAGGGTATCACTATTACTAAAGAATGGATTGAAAGCAATAATCCAATCGGGGTAGATGAAACAGAGGAGGATTATAAAGAAAGAGTTGAGGGATTATTAAATACAGCACTAGAAACGGGTAATCCTGAGTTCGATTTTTATGTAAATCAGATTCTTAATTTGCAAAAGATCGGGCAAGCCGTTACCTTGTTAGACTCATTAAAACGATTTGACAGAGAATAAACTAAAAAAAACTATGAAAGAGGTAGTATTAACACCAAAAAAGAGAGAAGAATTGACAGCTTGGTTGATGGAACAGCCTGCAAAATTCGCTAATCCTGTTCTTCAATTCTTAGCAGAAAATGAGGTAGAAGAAGCAGACCCTGCTCCGCTAAAACCAATTGCCTAATCTCAAAGAATTAGTAAAGTACCTACCATTCATTCTATTGCTTATAGACTTGATATGGTGGGTACTTTCGTTTCATGAAATTTACATTAATGAATATTGGATAGTAGGAGAATTATTCAGCCATTCATTTACCTTTACATTGGTTTTTGCGTTTTATGCTTACATTCACAAGCATTGTCTTTATACTTGGGTTTGTATCATTGGACTTGGACTATTAAACCTTTTGAATTTTGCCTATTATTTTGTTACATTTGAGTATTACAGTTGGTATGCCTGGCTAATCATCTTAACATCACTAATCTTTGCCTTTATAAAATGGAAGCAACAAGCCTTTTACAAACCTTATTAGATCAATCTTTACTTGCCGGATTACTAGGTTTTTTCCTATATAAGATTTGGGATGTCTACCAAGAAGAAAAAAGAAAGAAAGATACCCTAGCTGAGGCGGTTGTCAAAATCACTATGCTTTGGGAAGAAAGATATTCCAAAGAGTCACAGGATGCCCATGAGATTAGACAATTCATGCAGGAGATTCGGGAGTTTGTAAAAGAAATAAGAGATGGGAAATAGTTTAATATTTTCAAAGAAGCGTGATGTTCTTTATGAAGCAGCAATATCAGCTACAAAGAGCATAGCCAAGTTGGTTAAATTAAGTGGGGAAGGTTCACAGAATGTTGAGGTTGACAAGAATGCTTTTCACAAGGTCTTTTCAAATGACCCAAGCAGTCCTACTATCTATTTTATGTCAGACTCTGAATACATCATCTATTATCCTCCATTTTCAACTAAATATTATCATGGGTATGATAAGAAATGCAAGTTTATTGAAGTCCTTAAAGGGGTTGTTTATGACGAGAAATCAGGCCGTAAAATATTCAAAGGAGATAAAGTTAAAGTTTCCCCTGAGGATAATTATGTCCCTTATACGGAAGCGGAGGAAGCGTATTTAAGAGTTTGTGTTGGAGATTGTGGCTCATCGTTCGAGCAAATTTGTACTTAAACTAAGCAGGGTGTAACAGCCCTTTTTTTTATGGTAAAAAGAATTTCTCACAATGCCCATAATATTGACTTGGGTACAATTCGGAAAATAGCAGTATTGTCTGATAAGATAATTGAAAAAACTATACATAATCGATTGCAAGCGTTTATTACCTTTACATAAAAAAAAATGCAAGTAAACAAGAAGGGTCTTGACATTATAAAGAAGTTTGAGGGGCTTAGATTAGACTCATACCTTTGTCCGGCTAACGTTTGGACTATTGGATACGGGAATACATTCTATGAGTCAGGCAGACCCGTTAAGCAAGGTGAAACGATTTCAGAAGATAGAGCAAACAGGATGCTTGAATGGATTGCTGAAGATTTCGCTAGGAATGTAAGAGGATCATTGAAAGTTCAACTAAACGAAAATCAATTCAATGCCTTGGTGTCTTTTACCTATAATCTAGGGATATGGAATCTAAGGAGGTCAACCCTACTAAAGAAAGTAAATGCTAATCCCGGTGATCCAACTATATTCAATGAGTTCTTGAAGTGGACTAAAGCAGGAGGTAAGGTATTAAACGGATTAGTAAAAAGAAGGCAAGCAGAAGCAAATTTATATTATGAACCAATTAATTAAAATCATGAAAAAACTACTAGAAAAAATCAAGAACGCTTTATTAAAAGCATTCGGGGCATTGCTTGACTTCCTTGTAAAGAATGGGGAAGTAGCTATTAAGGTGACTAATACAGTCAAAGAAATCATTAATAACCCTGCTATCGATTGGGTTGTAGCGTTAACACCAACCAAGGCAGATGATAAGATTCTAAAGGAGGCTAAGATCATTGTTCCTAAGATTGCTGTAAAAGTTGGATTAGCTATGAATATTATTTCCATTGCTGATGCTGAAGAGGATGAAATCATAGCATTTAGTAAGGTATTGGAATTTGCATCTTCTCAATTATCTGATGAGGGAAAAGCAATCTTTTACAGGGAATTATCAGGTGCGGTTGCAGAGGCTTTGAGTGATGGAACAATAAGCGGAGGCGAGGCTATTGGTATTGTTCAACTGATCTTTAAAAAAATAATCTAACTGCCCATAACAGTCAATAGCCTCCGTTTTAATGGAGGCTATTTTGGTGTTGGGCGTAATTTTAACGCTCACCGACAGTATGATTATCACCATAAACGGCAAGTGCTGAATATTGATAAGCAGGTTCTACTGAAATAATAGATACATCTTTATTTTTATGTAGCCAATAAATTACATCTTTTGCTCCAAGTTCTGTTATACCATAGCATTCTCTTTGTGTAACCCATTTTTTACCTGATGGATAATTTATTGAATATTTGACAATAAACTTTTGCATTCTTTGATTATTCATAATAAAAACTACGCCCAATATTTTACCGTTATAGACAATTACTTGCTCTCAGGTGACTTCACAACTTTTCATCTACTTCTATTTCCCTAATCTCGTATTTTGAACCAATTCTAAGGGGCATACTAGGCTTTTCTACTGACTTTGCTAGTCCTATATCCTTTTTCAACCGATTGAAGCTGTAATAGCCTTTAAAATGGTTTTCCTGTAAATCAATCAGCAACCACATAATTAATCGTATTTAGTTCGGATGGCATCTAGGATGGTCATATAATTAACCATGATTACTGTTTCATTATCAACAGGCATCTTAAGTTCTGCTAACGATTCTACTAATCTATAATTCAAACCATCTAACAGAATTAATTTCAATTCAGGTCTAATTGGATCAAGACCTTTTATTTGCTCACTCATTCTTCTCATCTTCATATCCTGCATTTGATGCAGTCTATCAAATACCTGAATATCTACCGATCCAAGCGAATTGCCTGAGTCATCTTTTAGGTCATAAATGATACTCGCAACAGGGCTAGATACTGCTATCTCAGCAACTGTGTCACCTTTCTTTTGTGCGTTGGCTTCTGAACTTATGATTAGGCTCAGGGTGAATGCTAAGTAAGCAAATGCAAATAATAATACTAACTTTCTCATTGGTTGTTTTTTAGTTGGTTAATTCTATCACGCATGGCAGATACTTTAGCATCTTGCCTTTCTTTCTTATTGTCTGCTTTTATCTCCTTCTTAGCAGTTCTGAAATCATCTTTTGCAGACTTGAATGTAAATGATTCATTGGCATTCAATCGGTATGCAAAATTGTTGTTTTTATGCTCTTTAGCATACATAGCATCAGGGCATAAGCCTCCACAGTAAGTAAGCATCAATAATATGACAAGTATCAAAAGAGCAATGAATGATCTTGATACAAGGTTGAAGATAAACTCTTCTTTTCTCATTTGTTTATTGAAATCGTTTTGGTTTTCCATTTTTTTATTTGGTTAGAGTTGTGAATAAAATTACTAACACATATAGGAATACTAATGCTATGACAAATAATTGTAAGATTTTAGACTCATTTTTGCTCATCGGTTACAAATTCTTGAAGTAGAACATTGATCAACCCTGAGACATTCTCACGACCCATAATCTTTTTGCTTTTTTTGCGGACATCATCGTACAATTCTTTCTCCATTGTGACGAGTAGTCTTTTTGATTGTGACATATTAATATCGTTTAGTATTGGTTAATGAATACCAAAGATATGTGATTGTTTTTTTATATGCAAATTATTGTTGGGTTATAATTTTTTCATCTATTTTTAGTCATGTTAACAAAAGGAATCAATCAGCCATTCGCAGATAGTGATGTCAAATCAGGCATCATTACAGGATATTTTGCGGTCTTTGGATCGAAAGATTCGGATGGAGACATTATTGAAAAAGGAGCATTCTCAAAGTCAATCCAAGAGCGACACTCAAAAGGATTGATCAAGTACCTATTGGATCACGATAAGACCAAAGTGGTAGCAAAGATCAAAACTCTTGAGGAGGATAATTTTGGATTGAAGTATGAAGCACAGATTGGAGGTCATGCTTTAGGGCAAGATTTTCAGAAGATGGTAGAGTCAGATTTGATCAACCAACACTCATTTGGATACCAGGTGGTGAAGGAACAATATGATTCTAAGTCACGGGCCAACTACTTGAAAGAGGTTAAGTTATTTGAGGGTTCTGCTATTCAATTTCTTGGCTCTAACTCTGAGACAACAATTATTGACCTTAAGAACGCTACTGATGCGATGGAGTATTTAGCCAAGCTAGATAAGTTCATCCGAACAAGCGATGCTACCGATGAAACATTGGTAGAACTAGAAGAGAAACTTAAATCACTACTTACTATTCTAAAGCCGTTGGATGACACTTTAGAGAAGAAACTAGCCGATGAGCAAAAAATAAAATTAATCATTGACAACGCATTTAAAAATCTATAATCATGGATGAGAAATTATTAGGGGACATGCTCTCCGAGAAACTACAAGTCCTTAAGTCAGACTTCAAGAAGGAGCGAGCAGATGATGCTACAGGCTTCGAGGAGAAACTGAGCAAGGCATTTACCGATCTTCAGAAGGAGATGGATCAAAACATCATCGAACTTAAGGATTCTCTTAAGCCGGTTGAGTCAACTAAGGCACTTTCTTTTGATACTGCCTTCAGAAAGTCTATTACTGATCAGAAAGATGAGTTCGCTGGTATGGTAAAAAGCGGTAAGGCTGGAACTCTTGAGTTGAAGGCATTTGATTACTCTGATTTCACAGGTTATCAGGATTTCGCTACTGACTTCGTTCAAGCACCTATTGTGAATCCTTACGAGGCATTCCATTACCGAAGAGTATTCCCTATGGGAAGAATGAGCGGTGAGTTCGTTACATATCCAAAGGAAGTTGCTACTGTAGGTGGTGCTGACACCTGGGTAGTTGGATCAGGAGCAAAGCCTGAGATTGAGCCTAAGTTGGAAACTTATACTGCAACTGCATCTTGGATCGCAGGTTTGATAAAGGCTATTCCGGTATCTATGGTTGAAGATTTGACTTTCATGTCATCTTTCTTGAATCAGAAGGCACAGAATGAATTGGTTAAGGCTGAGGATTTGGCTTTACAGAATGGTGGAAACACTATCTCAGGTATCCTTCAGGAGGCTGTATTGTATGATGGATCAGCTACGATCTTCGTAGAGAAGTTGATTGATGCAATGTTCAGACAGTTAGCTGATGCTCACTTCTCTGCAACTGCAATCGTGATCTCTAATGCTGATTACACTTCAATGTTGATCAACAAGGCATCAGGTGGATCAGGAACTTATGACCTACCAGCTATCGTTGGTCTTCGACCTGATGGAACGCTTACTATCGCAGGAGTTCCTGTGTATGCAACTTCGTACTTGTCAGCAGGACAAGGTATCGTAGGTGACTTCAGAGAGTCAACTATGTTGGTTAGATCAAATCCTCGTTTGAGAATGTTTGATCAGAACGCAAGCGATGCAGAGAACAACCTATTGTTGATGAGAATTGAGGAGAGAATCGCTCTTGCGGTTTATCACCAATCAGCTTTCATCAAGTTAGAGGCATTCTCTTAATTGATAAGGGGTTAATTATTAAGAAGGTGAGTGTAAATACTCACCTTTTTTTTTATATTTGGCTATGGCAGGATTTGATATTAATAGCGATTTGCTTTGTAACACTAGCAATCCACCTTACAAACTAAAGAGTCCACTCTATACAGTAGTGGATATAAATTCTTTTGTTGAGCCTGTGACACTACAGGAGTTCAAAGATTTCGCTGGCATAGACTATGCTAGTGATGATTCATTAATCACTCCTATACTTAAGGCCGCTCGGGTTCAATCAGAGAATTACCTTCAAAGATCATTAGGAGTTAGGACTGTTCGGTTTAGAGCAATCGAATGTCCTGAGTATTATTACTTGAGTTGGGGTGTTATTGACGATTCTACAGTTATAGGAGACTACACCTTGCATGGAGATCAGCTAATTGAGGGAGGCTTAAATGTTGACATCACTTATACCTCAACGGATGAGTTGGTCAACGAACAGACTAAACAAGCCGTATTGATTCTAGCACTACAGTTATATGACCGTAGAGAGCGTTTCTTAAGCCGTGTTCGTGAGACAGGACCACAGATTGATTTGTGGAAAGAGAAGTTGAACCCATATAAAAAGATACAGTTCCCATGATCAAGGTAAGAGAGCGAGTCCAATTTATACGCAGAGTAAGAGTCCCCGATTCAGTCGGTGGAGGAACGTATGCTGATCAAGTATATTGGAGTCCTCCTGCTGTGTTCATTCGCCAAATGAGCAACAGAGAAATAAGCCTTGCTACTCAAAAGAACTTATCTATGATGATTGAGATTGAGTGTAGGTATAACCCTGAAGTCCAGGTTAAGGCAGGGGACTTGATATTATGGAGAGGTTTTTATTTGACATCTCTAGCACCAATCCCTGACCGAGCAAATCGGTTTATGACGATCAAAGCATATTCTGAAATAGAAACAAGTGGTCGTGGAGTTCCTGCTGTAGTTGCATCAAATACATTACAATCCACACTTCAATCCCAAATATAATGGCTAAAATAACATATACAGATAAGGTTGATTCGATAACCAATCCCTTACCAGCAATAAATAAAGTTGTATCAGCAGACTTGAATGAGATTAAAACCTCAGTTAATGCTTTGTATGATGGGCAAGATACCCAAGATGAAGCAATAGCACTTAATACTGCGAAAGTTAGTTTTCCTGAAGCACCTTCTGATGGTACACCTTACGCTAGACAAGATGCAGGGTGGGTTGCTAGTTCTAGTGGTTCAGCACAAGTTCAAGCCTTATTAGATTCAACAGGATGGATGAGATACCTTGATACAGTTAATAACGAAGGCAACAAGCAGACATTAACGGCAGCGATTGATAATGACTTGACAATAGTTGATGCGAGTCCTTTAGAAGCATTTAAACCTGTTGCGTTGGGTACAGGGGATTTATGGGCAGGAAATAAAATTACCCCAATGGCTATTGGAGATACTTATCTACTTAGAATTGATTTTACTGCTGAGATTTCCAACGTGTCAGGTTATTGCGAATTGAAAATAGATATTGGTGGGGCAATAGGAGATATTATAAGCAGAACTATAACGTTTCCAAAAGGTGCTAACGTGGCTCAAAAATTTAGTGTGGCATTTAGTGTTTATACACTAGATACATTCTTTGCAAATGGAGGAAGTATTCAAATCAATCCTAGTCACACGATGCTAATTTGGGATAAGATTTTACAGATTGAAAGAATTTACGCAGGAGATATAAGAGGATAAAATGAAAGTAAAGATAGAAGACAATATCAACCTATTGAAGTTCGCTGAGGAAGTCACCGACAGCTTGAAAGATGCTGTTAAGGAATACCACTTCAAGACGATCAATGCTATGAAGCGTGATGCTCCTGTTGGTGAGACAGGGGATTTAAGAAGGTCTATTGGAGGCAATCTATCTAATGATAATCTTAGTTCTGTTATTGAGGCTACTATGCCATACGCTCCCTATCAAGAGTTTGGTACTATTACAGGGGGAGGCTATGATAGTGCCTACGCTAATTCGCTTGGTTTGGATTCTTATGCTAGTCAATTCAAAAGAGGAGATAGTGGAAAACCTACCACAGCTAAAAGGTTCTTCTTTAAAAACTCGAATGCGAACTTTATTAGGCTTGTAGATGATTTTAAGATATGATAGTAGAGGAATTTGTTCAAGCAAAATATTACACAGACCTAGCAGGACTAGGGCTTCAAGTCTATTCTTCGGGTGCTGTTCCTGAAGATGTATCCTATCCTTATGTGTTGATTGGAGACATACAAGTCATCCAAAGAAGAAACCCATGTTTGCTTTGGACTGCATTCGTTACAGTAGATATTGTAACGGGTTCACTATCACCAATAGGAAGGTCAACTGTCTTCGATCTTGCTGAACAAGTGGAGGGTGTTTTGAATACACCTACTCAATATACAGCAAATGGATATACCTTGTATAATACTTACTTACAAAATTCAAATCAATTAGAAGAAAGAGGAACTTTTGGTTATATTTATCGGAATCTTAGGACTTATCAACATGAAATTGGTACTAATTAAATTATAAAATTATGGCAACATTTATTGCATCCGAACTGCTAGTGCTAGAAGTAAACACAGGGACTACTTTGTCTCCTGTTTGGGCGAAGCTAGTTTGTTTAACTGAAAAATCGTTCTCAGGAACAACCGCATCCGTAGATATTAGCACGGATTGCGATGGTGGATTCACTACCCCATTACCAGGTAAACGCTCATGGTCTATGAGTTTTAGTGGTGTGGCAGCTACAGACCCAGCAGCAGGAGAAGGCTCTTATGAGACTACCTACGACTATTGGGAGAATGCGACTGTAACTGAGTTTAGAATCAGAAGCCTAGACAATTCATACTACCGTGAGGGAAGAGCATGGATTAATGATGTTTCTGAGCCATCTTCTACAGGAGATTATCTTCAGTTCTCAGGTTCTATCACAGGATCAGGTGCTGTAATTAATACTCCAAGCACATAAGATGATCAACAACTTTGCTCGGCAGAAAATAGCGGAGTATTTGATGGAAGGGATTAATCCATTACCTCATCCTGATGAGTTCAGTATGAAATTGGATTGGTACTACACCAATGACTTCGACTCGCTGATGTCTGTAATTAATTATTGCAAATATTTAGGGGTCTGCTATGCAAAGGGGATTGATGTGGAGATTGAGTTCACTAGGTATCCACCACCTAAAGACCCAACCGAACTTTGGATAGAGTTCCTTCAAGACGAAGGACTCTTTCTTGAGTTTACTAAGCCGATACCAAGAGGTAGTAATAAAGAGAGCGGTAAAGTCCGGTACGAGGACATACTTGCTTATGCCTTTGGTGAAGTTGGGTTATTGCCTCGTGAGTTCTATCTTATGACTATGGCTGAGTACACAGCTATGGCTACAGGGTATTTCTTCAAGCGATGGAGGGGTGATGAACATCTTAGAAGCATACTATACAATCTAAGGAGCATCTTTAGAGGTAAAAAAGATTCGATGCCTTCTTCTTTAGAAGCATTTTATCCATTACCTTCGGATATTAAACAGTTATCATTTATGACAAATGATGACGCTAAAGAAATGTGGAAAGCAATCAAATCTCATGAAAATATACAATTACAAAGCCGATAACGGAAAAGGGTTTTTATTCCAATTCACAAGCAGAATTTACCTCGTTGTAAAGACTAGGCTTGGAGTGATATTAGATCAGGAGATTAGTAAGAATCCATATAACAAAGACTTGTTGTCGCTTTGTTTATTTGAGTTTTACAAGCAAGGTTGCCTAGCAAAGGAAGTGGAGGCTGAGTTCACTATTGATGATCTAAAAGAATCTATTGAGGTCGATGAGATGCTTTTGATCTACACAACGCTTATATTAGAGAGGGGAGCATCAAATTCCCGTAAATTGACAAAGGATGGACTTAATTAAAGCATTTTTCGGAGGAGAACAGAAGACAAAGGCATTGGGTCTTCCATCACAAGCGGTGTGGAACTTCTACAATGGGGTATGGATGCCTTATGAGCAAAACAATGGACTTTACATTGATAAGGCTTATAAAATGACTACCATAGTTCAAGCTATTGTCTCTCAGATCATCCAAAAGGCTAGTGAAGCACCACCTGAGATTTACAGAATAAGAAATGAGAAGGCTTATAAAGCCTACCAAAATGCCATGCGCCATATCGGTCATGGTAATAATTTAATACAGGCTCGTGCATTACGGGCAAAAGCATTTGAGGAAGTGTCTGATCATCCGATGATGGAGGTCTATCACAACCCTAATTCTATGTACTCAGGTAAGGACTTCCGAGAGAATAGTCTTGGGTACTTGTTGCTTACAGGGAACGCATTTGAATATGCTTCGACCACAGGAGTTGGAGCAAGAGGACTTCACCCAAAAGAGTTGTGGAACATTCCATCACCTTGCGTTGGTGCTGAGTTTACTAAAGATAGAAGAAACCCTATCAAAGGATACACTATCTCTTATGACCTAGCTAATCAGGTTGATCCAAGACTGATGACTCACTTGAGATACTTCAATCCTATTACTGATGCTCAGAATATGCAAGACTCGTTTTGGGGTTTGTCTCCATTACATTCTGCTAGGAACTTGATGTCTCAAAAAAGGGATGCCGATATTACTCAGGGTACATTGTTTAAAAATGCTTCCCCTGCTGGACTTATAACAGGAAGTGGATCGGATGGATATAATGAATTGACCGAGGAGCAGGCATTGGCTATCAATAAGGCATTCAAAGATAACCACATGGGTTCTCATAATGCAGGTGACATCATCGTAACTCCTGCCAACGTAAGATGGGAGCAGATTGGTCTTAGTCCTGTTGATCTTCAGCTAATGGACTTCAATGGTGAGGTAAATAAGCAAATCGCTCGGTTGTACTCATATCCTCAAGAATATTTAGAGGCTAGTGCTATCGTTGCTAATAGTTCTGAGGGTTCTCTTAAGTTCATTCGGAATACTGTCGCTCCGGTGCTTTACAAGTACGATGCTAGTCAAAGCAAGAGTCTCCGTACCTGGTTCAACGATCCTACTTTGGTGTATCAGTCGGATATGGAGTATTACCAAGAACTTCAGCCTGACAAGGCAGAGTTGGTTAAGTGGATGAGAAACGCTTCAGTATTTACTCAAGCTGAAATCAGACGAGCATTAGACTACGATGAGTCTTATGATGAGAAGGAAGTACTTGCTCCTGTAAACTTCATGTTTCTTTCAGACTTGAGAGCGAGAAGTGAGATGGAAACAACACAACCTGAGCCTGCACCACCTATGAATGAAATTCCTAATGCTTTGCCAAAGATTTAAGATATAATTCATATATTTATGAAACATCTTATATAATGAAAAAAATAGCAGACATATCTTCTTGGCTGATTGGATTCTTTATTTTAGCACTCTATATTGAATTGTGCTACCAAATCTTAAGCCTATTCTACCAAAGAATTACTTTAATTTCTATTGGTTTATTTACTTCGGTGATCCTTTATTTAACCTTTACCAAGATTGCAAGACGTTAGTTTCATTATGAGGCACGAGGTTTGGGAGAGAAGAATCACTCCACGCATTTTTAATGCCCTCTCGTCAACGATCAGGTCTTACCCACTAGATAATACCATTCCGCTTACGAACGCTTATACATCGGCTCTTAGGATCGTTATGAGGGCAGAAGTAGCATTTCTTTGGAATAACTTCTTGCTAGACTTAGTTGGAGTACAAGAAGAGGCTATAACAGACCTTCAGATTGAATTATTTATTCAGTCAATCATCCCTTCTTTAATCGCTGAGGTCATGCAGACCACAATGGATCGTGCTAGGAAGCAAGTGGAAATCAATCAGGAGTATATCGACTCTCAAAGAGCGAGAGCAAGGAGTTTAGCTAGAACTATCACTACTACTGCAATGATGAGATCGTTATTGATTGATCTCAAGGCATCAGGGCTGACTTGGCAGAAGGCATGGGTTGCCGAGCGTGATGATCGGACTAGGGAGAGCCATCGGTTGACTAATGCAAAGTTTTACATTCCGATAGACTCTCCGTTTATTGTGGGTGGTGAGCAACTTTTATATCCTACTGATCCTAGCTTAGGAGCAGGCCCAGGTAATATTGTAAACTGTCGATGTCATTTAGACTTCAAGGTGGTTGGCAGGTAAGCCATTAAAACGGCTTATATACTAACCGTTATCAGGATATACCCTTACTTCCCATATATTAAAGTAAGGTTTTACCCTTACTATTAATACAAGTGCTTATGAGGATGATCAAACCCCCATCGATATAGGTGGAATAGGTAGATTCCCTTAGCTATTCCAAGACTGCCTCCTGCTCTCTTAACCTTGATCGAAAAGTTGTAATCATGGAAGTGATTGCCTAAGTCAACAATCCCTCCCTCATCGAACCCTCCAACCTTGGTCCATATCGACTTTGGAAACAATAGCATTACACCGGCTAAAGTCTTGAATATTCTGACCACAGATGATCCGTGAGTCTCAAATAATTCCTTACCTATCTTAATGTGATTCTCAATATTAGGATCATTCGATATAATTCCATTGTATTGCTGATCTACCATCCCAATTCTATTTGTCATACAAGATACCAAATCAAAACCCCCATTGTTGGCTATCTCCTCACATTGTCTAAAGAACTCAACATGATTCATTGGCATAGTGTCAATATCTCTAAGACAAATCCAATCTGATTCAGGAAGTCCTTTAACAATATCATTTATCGCTTTACCAATGTTCTTATCTGATCTTCCTGATGTGATGTGATGAACTTGTGACTTTCGTTTCCTATTACCAACAATATGCTGATTCACTATACTGAAATAAGGCTTTACTTGGTTATAAATAGTCAGACCCTCTAATGAAGAGTTGTAAAACTCCAAAGCATAGGTAAGACCTAATTGATCTCTATATGAGAATTGCTCAATTTGAGAATACCATAGGTCACAAATCTTATTCATAAACTCATTGTTGTTCCTACAAAAGAATCCGTTTGCAGGTATGGCCACATTACCTCGTACTCTAGCGTTCTTATAGTAAACCATCTGTCTGTTCACGACACCTGATTCTTCTTTACCTAAAGAAACCACAGAACTTGCCTCCTGCCATAAGTTCCTTTTAGATGGGTGTATTGCCCAAATTGGTTTTGATGGTGGCTCTTTTAGCAGAGACATATTTGCATCCATGTAGCAATAGAAGTCATACTCAGGGAGGACTTGATGAAGCATAATCTTATAGTAGCGAGATTGCTTTTGTGGATCATTGCTTGGTTCAACTAATCTAATTTCCCATCCTTTTCCATCGTTGGGGGGGGTATCCGTGAATAAAATTGGAGTCCAACCCTCGTAGTTTGGTGCTTGGAGTAGTGTATCATATCCACCGAACAGACAAGTCACTATTGCTTTTTTCATCACACAATAATCTTATCTCTAAGCAGAATCTTCTCAACCTCAAGCAAGCAGTCATAGAATGTGTTACCACCCATATCAATCGCCTGGTGCAGACCTTCAAACAGTCTAGTAAACTCATGGAACTGTTTAATAGTCTCTTCACCTTCCTCATATCCTTGCAAAAATCGGTATGCTTCGGATGACTTTCTTTTCAGAGAGTTTACCATATTCATGTGTTTGAGCCTAATGTTATTGTCAAACATTTTTAGGTTTTTTATATCCTCATAATTATCTAGCATAATCTCTTGAAGTGCTAAATAGCTTAGGAATTTTTGGCTCTCTTGTAATTGAATATCTGCTCGTGTCATAACTTCTCTAGGCTTTCTCTTATAGTCTTACTAGCAAAATCATGTTCATCAATCAAATTATGTCTCCTATTTTTTTCTGCTCTATGAATATGATTAATAATCTCATTGATCTTGTCCAATGGATACCTTGAAACAATATTGTCTAAAAAAGCCTGAGCCTCATCAATATGAGACTCAGTTGGAACTCGCTCAGAAGTAATCGTGCTACTTACTGTGTGGTGCATATTAGTATGGTTTAATTTGTTGGAACTGTTCAAATGTTAAATCAGGAAGGTTAAACCCCACTTTCACACCATAAGTACCTGTCTTATAGATAGCGTAAAGGCCATACTCATCATCAAAGTACATGGTCTTAATCTTGTCTGAATACATCTTATGAAAGCCAATAACTGCCTTATAGACATCTCCTGTCCATTGTACTTGCTCTCTTGGAACACGAGTCATCTTCTCATTGAATGGCTTACAGTCATGGATAACCACAACCCCACCTTTTTTCAAAGCCTTATAGGCATTAGCGATGTCTTTCTCAACCTGATCTGCATGATGAAGACCATCAATAAAGATCAAATCAAACTTTACTCCATTCGATTCAAAGAACTCATCCGATACCATCTTGATTACATCTTTAGCATTTACTGCTGGATCAACCCCTACTTTTGTCTTGGCTTTGATGTTTTGAAAGTTTACGCATGAGTCAACTCCGATCTCAAGGTATGACTCATAGCCATTGTCAGCGATTAGCTTGTTGATTACTTTGGTTCTATTGTGCATATTTTTCTTTGATTGCTTTTTCTGTTAGTAAAAGAATTGAAGTCTTTTTCTCCTTCATACTATCGATTTGAATCTCTACGATAAATGGGATTGCTCCGCATCTACACTCATTCTCGTCATGTAAGAATGAGCCTTCTACTCTCCACCTGTCAACAATGAACTCGTGGTAAACTGCTGAGAGTCTTTTCCCGATGATTGGTTCTACACCATTAATCCAAACCTTCATATTCGATTGCATCTGCTAGGTTGTTTATTTTCTGTTGTATCTCTCCAATCATAATAGCAAGCCTCTTCTTGTCTTCATAAGACATAAAGTTGTCGGTCTTTCCATTGAACTCAAAGCCTGATGCCTTGAGATAGGTTGATGACTGACCGAGTAGCTTGCTTACCTTTGCAACCTCCTTGAGGTCATTAAAGGCTTGTTGTATCTTCTTAGACATTAGAATGGTAGGTCATCTTCTTCTTTCTGAGCCATTGCTTTAGGAACGCTCTTAGGCTCTGTATTAGGCTTCCAATCATCTACCTCAAGGTAGTGAGTTGGCTTGCCTTCAACCACGTTCTGCTTCTTCTTGACCACTAGGTTGATCCAATCTGACTTCTCAGACTTCATGTGACCAACGATCTTATTAATGTCATCCTTATTAAAGGAAATTTTGGTTAACTCTCCATATTGGGTGTTAACGATTTTTGCACTTCCGCAATAGATTTTATCTGCCATAATCTTTATTAGTTAATATGTAAATGTAATCATTTAATTATATAATCATCATACCATTCAAGAAAATCATCTAAAGTTTTTACAATTATGTAAATACCTCCTGAACTCTCAATCTTTTCTTGATACCCCTTCTGTGCCTCTGACTGCCGATCATGTCCAAACTTGATTTCAATGGCTATGAATCGACCATTGATGCAAGCCTTAAGGTCAGAAGTGCCAATAGTGCCTTGACTTGGAATACGCTTAACAGACCCTATCTTCTTGGTGCGACCCAGGTAGTCGGTGACGATTTTGCTATCGTCAACCGTTCTGCCCTCATTACCTGTTCGTTCACAATGATGTCCTGAGTAAATAAGGAAGTCTGTGACACAAGCTGTCAAACCATTCGTATCCTTATCCGACCTCTTGTAAGGAGGTATCGCATAGTCAGGTATGTTCGGATGAGTCCGCATAGTTTCCGCACGATGCAGGGCCTTGAGTCTATCTATTGGTTTCATGTTAATTTATCAAATTCTTCTATTGCTTTGAATATCTGTAAAGCAACTTGAGGCACTATTGCGTTTCCTCCTGCTTTGATTGATTCGTTTCTCCACTTAGGAAAGGTAATTCCGTCCAATCGGGAGGAAAGCCCATCATCTCCATCACAAATCGGGGATTGAGTTGGGAAGTCTTCCCACTTACTACAAACTGATCCGCTAAATTGTCTGCTTTTGGTTTCAATCTCCCTCTCTTTTCCAATGCTTCTATTGAACTCGCCCCCTTGTAGTTCTGAGTTGCTGGTGTCGGAAGAAGTCCTGCTATATCCGTGAGTTTTGGCCCAAATTCCGTCCCCGAGGCTTTGTTCTTTTTCACAAATCGGCCATTCTTTACAATGATTCTTGCCTCCTGTGAATTTTGCACATCGTTTGCTGTCGGTGTCGGTAGCATATGATATTCCACAAATGCTTCCAGGTGACTTATCGCTTTCTCGTGTCCTTGCCTCTTCGCTCTTGTTTCGTAACCCTCTTTGCCTCCAACTTTCGGTGTCGGGAGAAGTCCCTTCCCTGCCATTTCCATTAGTGATGTCGAATGCCTTCCCCCCTGATCTAGGTTGCTTGATTTCCTCCCGTTCCCTATCATTCCTATGTGATCGAATGCTTGAGGGGTTGGAAGGAGTCCCATCGATGCCACTCTTCCCAAATTCAGGCTGTGTGAGTTTTTCCCATCCTTTGTCTTTCTCCTTCCGTTCTCCGTTAACTCCGCTTCCGTGGTCGGCTCTTGCGTTGTTGGAGTAGGCAATAAACCAAACTCGCTCTCTTTTATGGGGAGCGTTGACACTTGCAGCTGGAAGTAGAAACGGTGTGACCTTGTAGCCTTCAGCTTCCAAGTCAGCTTGCACCTCGTTGAATACCATCCCTCTATTCCAATTAACAAGACCGGAAACATTTTCTCCCACAATGAATCGTGGCTGAATCTCCCGTATTGCTCTAAGCATCTCTGGCCAGAGATGTCTTTCATCTTCTTTACCAAGTCGCTTTCCTGCTGTTGAATAGGGTTGACATGGAAATCCCCCTGTGAGGATGTCGATGGATCCTCTGTGAATAGTGAAGTCTGTCTT